TCAGAGCACCAGTAGTCCTCGTGAGTCGTACACCGACGTGCCCGTGTGGCTGCCACCGCCTCGGATAGCGCGGTCGAGGGCCATGATGGTGGCGACCACCTCGTCGATCTTCTCGGTGGACTTTTGCTTGTCGGGTTTGATGTTTCCTGCCGGGTCGGTGCGGACGTGAATGTTGTCGACCATCCAGGACAGCACTGGGTGCCTGCCGTGAGCGAGCCTACCTTCTAGTGCGAGTCTCATGAGCTCCTTGGACGGTGGGCTCATGTCTTTGAAGCCTTGCCCGAAGGGCACGACGGTGAACCCGGCATCGTCAAGGTTTTGGCTCATCTGGACTGCGCCCCACCTGTCGAAGGCGATCTCGCGGATATCGAAGCGTGTCCCGAGTTGCTCGATGTGGCGTTCGACGTGGGCGTATTGGACGACGTTGCCCTCCGTGGTCTCTAATAAGCCCTGTTGGTGCCACAGGTCGTAGGGCACATGATAACGCGCCACCCGCAACGCCAGGTTGTCCTCCGGTATCCAGAACCACGGGGCGATCCGGTACTTCTTCGTCCCCGTAGGGTGGGAAGATGAGGACGAAGGCGGTAATATCCGTCGTAGAGGCAAGATCCAGCCCGCCGTAGCAGCGTCTTCCTTCCAGCTCGTCCAGGTTTACCGGGTCGGCTCCCGCGTCCCAGATGTGCATGGGCATCCACCGCACCGACTGCTTGACCCACTGGTTCAACCTGAGCTGCCGGAACGTGTTCTCCTCGGCAGGGTTCTGCCGGGCCGAGTTGCACGCCGCGCGCACCTTGTCGATCGGCACCGTCACGCCCAGTGAGGGGTTGGCTTTGCGCCACACGGCCTCATCGGTCCAATCATCATCCGCGTCGGCCCCGTAGATCACCGCATAGAACGTCGGATCATACTTCTTGCCCGCGAGGATGTCCTGGACTTTCTGGTGCTGCTCATAGCAAATCGAATGCGTATCAGTTCCGGCGGTGGTGATCAGGAAATACAGCGGCTAGGTGCGTGCGTCGCCCGAACCCTTGGTCATGACGTCGAACAGGGCTCGGTTGGGTTGGGTGTGAAGCTCGTCGAAGACCACGCCGGAGATGTCGAACCCGTGCTTGAAGTAGGCCTCTGCGGAGAGGACTTGGTAGAAGGAGTTGGTGGGCTTGTAGATGATTCGCTTCTGCGAAGAGAGGATCTTCACCCGCTTCGACAGGGCTGGTGATTGGCGCACCATATCGGCGGCGACTTCGAACACGATCGAGGCCTGCCGCCGGTCGGCCGCACACCCGTAGACTTCGGCACGCTCCTCACCATCCCCACACGTCAGCAGCAGGGCGACGGCGGCGGCAAGCTCTGATTTGCCCTGCTTCTTGGGGATCTCGACATAGGCGGTAGTGAACTGGCGGTAGCCGTCGGCTTTGACGGTGCCGAACAGGTCACGGATGATTTGTTCCTGCCAGTCGATGAGCTGGAAGGGCTGTCCTGACCAGCGGCCCTTGGTGTGTTTCAAGGCTTGGATGAACGCGACCGCGAAGTCGGCTTTCCGCTTGTCATAGGTGGAGCCTGCGGCCATGAACCGGGTCGGCGTGTAGGTGTCGAGAGTGCGCATCACGCCCGTCAGGCTCCTTCCTGTGCTGGTTAGTTGGTGTGGGCGAAGGCCCAGGCGATGGCGTGGCCGGCGTCAGCGAACAGTTCGTCAGCCTCGGCGACCAGGTCGAGTTCGCATTCACTGAAGCCTCGGGCGTCCGGTCCCCAGCCGGAGATCGGCTGCTCGGCGAGCTTGTAGACGCGGGCGTCGTTTCCGATCCGGCCTTTGCCCAAGTGCCGGTAGGCCGAGGCGAGGACGAAGTCCCCGTAGGCGATCACCGTGCCGTAGCTGTCGGTCGCCATCTGCAGCTGCTCCATCGTGGTCTTTTCGTTGTTCATGACCTTCTCCTTCTTGCCTTGTTCGGTCATGTACATACAGCCATAGGTGCGCGCTCTTATCCAGTCGTAAAAGCCCTAGTCAGCCCACTATTTTTGAGGAATCTTTGAGGGGCGACGGGCACGGAAACGGCCCCTGATTGGGTGGGTACCCACGGTGGCTTGGGGTCAGTCGATGGCCAGGTGCCAGGCGGGGATCATGCGGCGTTCCCCGGTGATCGGGTCTGGGTAGCGGTCGTTGACTTGGGTCATGCCTCGCAGGGTTGCCCCTGCCTGGGTGAGGTTCCAGATGATCGTGGTCAGGCCGGTCTGGTTCGCGCTGATCGTGAACTCGCCGATGCTGTGCTCCTTGAGTTCGTCGAGGATGCTGGGCACGTCTGAGTCGTAGAGACCTTCGGCGAAGTCGAGCAGCTCGTTGCCCGCCCGCTGGCTGTTCATGTAGACGGTGAGCAGGCTCGTGGACGAGGTTTGGGTGCGGGTCGCGATCTTGCTGGTCGAGGTCGTCAATTGTGTTCATCGCGGGTGTCCTTGTGGGTGGGTGGGGTGCGCCAGGCGGCGTTGCCGTCCAAGTGTTTGAGCAAGGTGCGGCGGACGGGTTTGGTGTCGTCGCCGATCAGACCGAGGCGCAGCAGCCAGCAGCGCATCGCATATTTGTCGTTCCCGCCCGTTTCGGCAGGTTTGGCTGAGGCTCTTGTGGCGGTTTTGGCGTGGTCGATGATCCGGGCGATCAGCACCGTGGTGGCCTCCACTACCTGCGGGTCGGGCGCTACGTCGAACCAGGGGAACTCGACCGTCCCGGCCTCGGCGTCGATGCTCATCGGGGTTGCGGGGATCTGGAGTGCTTTGGCGATGAGCTCTCCTTTCGCTGCTAGCGTCGCCTCCACCTTCCCTTTCGTGGTGTCCTCCCAACCGGTGGTGGGGAACGCCAACGTCAACCCCAACTCGCCTGGCTCGTCGGTGGTGTCCGTCGGGAATCCGGCCTGCGCGGCCGCCTCGACCAGCCCGGCCACGTCGGTGTCCTCGGGCAGATGCAGCAGCCAGTCACGATCCAACATGGCCTCGCCAATCTGGTAGGCAAACGTTGGGGTTCCCAGATACTCGACGGTCGCTCGCAGCTGGGTGGCGAGAAAAGCGGCGAGTTGCTTGCGGCCTTTGCGCTGCTTGGTGAACTTGAGTGTCGTCATGACCGGCCTCCTTTGCGTGTTCCCCTGGTCGGAGTGGTTTTCGGTCATGTACATACACGCTCTATCCCGACCAGATAGCAAGTCCGGACGGCCACCTATTTCTTGCCTCGATCCACGGCCTTCACCACATCCAGGTAGGCCAACTGTTGGCCGTCGCGCAGGCAGGTGATACCTGCGGCGTCCCCGGTGGCGTCGGCGTAGCGGCGCAGAATGACTGAGGCGTATTTCTCGTCGAGCTCCATGCAGTAAGCGATCCGGTTGGTGGCCTCACACGCCATGAGCGTGGAGCCAGAGCCGGCGAACGTGTCGAGCACGATCGCATTCGCCTGGGTGGAGTTTCCAATCGGATACGCCAACAGATCCAGCGGCTTCGAGGTCGGATGATCAGCATTCCTGCGAGGCTTATCAAACCGCCAGACGGTGGTTTGTTTCCGATCCGCGTACCACGTGTGCTTGCCCGTCTTCACCCAGCCGTAGAGAACGGGCTCGTGTTGCCACTGATACGGGGAACGACCCAGCACCAGGGAGTCCTTGACCCAGATGCAACACCCCGACAGCTTGAAGCCCGCGTCTTGAAAGGCGCGCCGGAAGTTCAGACCTTCGGTATCGGCGTGGAACACGTACGCGGACGCGCCCTTCTCACACACGCCCGCCATCTGAGTGAACGCTGCGAGCAGGAACTCGTAGAACGCGTCCGCGCTCATCTTGTCGTTCTTGATCGACAAGCCGTCAGACGATTCGAAGGCGACGTTGTATGGCGGGTCCGTGAGCACCAAGTTGGCCTTCTTGCCATCCATCAACAGCTCGATGTCGCCCGCGTTGGTGGCGTCGCCGCACACCAGCCGATGCCTACCCACCGTCCAGATATCACCCCGCTCGACGAACGCGGCAGCCTCCAGGGCGGCGGTCAGATCGAAGTCGTCATCCTCCACCTCGTCCTCATCCAAGGAGCCGATGAGCTGGGCAATCTCATCGTCGTCGAACCCAGTCAGCTCAGCGTCGAAATCACTCGCGTCCAGGTCGGCGATGAGCAGGGCGAGCTTGTCCTGGTCCCAGTCGCCACTGATCTTGTTGAGCGCGACGTTCAAGGCTTTTTCGCGGGTCTCGTCCAACTCGACGACCACGCAGTCGACAGTGGTTTCACCGAGGTCTTCGAGGACTTTGAGGCGCTGGTGGCCGCCGACGACATGGCCGGTGGTCTTGTTCCAGATGACAGGTTCGACGTATCCGAACTCCGTCAGCGACCGCTTGAGCTTTTCGTAGTCGGGGTCGCCGGGCCGGAGGTCTTTGCGCGGGTTGTAGTCGGCTGGCGTGAGGTCAGCGATGGGTAGCTGCTCGATGCGCACGGGGCTCCACCGCCTTCCGCAGGTCGCGCTCAAAACGCCAGGTTTGTTCCCAGCGCGGCCAATCCCGGCCCATGTGCCCGTAGACCGCGAGATCCCGGTAACGGGGTGTGCGCAGGTTGAGGACGTCGATGATCCCCGCCGGCCGCAGCACGAACACGTCACGTGCGGCGGCGGTCAAGATGTGGTCGGCGTACTCGCCGGTGCCGAGCGTGTCCACCTCGAACGCGACCGGATCAGCCTTCCCAATCGCATACGAGATGCCCACCTCGCACTCAGCGGCCAGCCCGGCGTCAACGATCGTACGAGCGATCAGGCGAGCCATGTAGGCCGCTGACCGGTCGACCTTGGATGGGTCCTTGCCGGAGAACGCGCCCCCACCATGAGACCCGAGCCCGCCGTAGGTGCCGACCATGAGCTTCCGGCCCGTCAGCCCGGTATCGGCTCGCGGCCCGCCCTCAACGAACCGACCCGACGGATTCACAAGAATTTCGGTGTGCTCGTCTATGGGTAGGTAGGTCTGGCAGGCCGGGGCCACAATCAGCGAGCGCACCTCACGCTCCAACACGGCCAGATCCTTGCCCGCCTCATGCTGCACCGAGACCACGACGGTCTCGACGGCGGCGGGGGCACCGGTGTCGTCATAACGCACACTCACCTGGGCCTTGCCGTCCGACTTGATCCCGCAGATCGTCCCCTCGACCTGGGCAGTATCGAGACGCTCGCAGATGCGATGTGCCAGGACGAGCGGGAGCGGGAGGCGTTCAGGGGTCTCGGCGGTGGCGTAACCGTAGACCGTGCCCTGATCGCCAGCCCCCTGCAACGCGAACGCCGAACTATCACCACCGCGTGCCTCCAGCGAGGTGGTGACCCCGGCGTTGATGTCGCTCGATTGGCGGCGCGTCCACACGTAGATCAGGATCCCGAGCGGACTGTATCCGGCACGCGCGAGGGCGGTGCGCACAGACTCCCGGATACGCGGGCGGTGGTTGGTGGTGATTTCGCCGGTGACGATGATCCGCCGACCGGCTGCCATCACCTCCACCGCCACCCGTGCGGCCTTGTCGTCGTAGAGGATGTCGTCGAGGATCTGGTCGGCGATCTGATCGGCCAACTTGTCCGGATGACCAGCACACACAGACTCGGCAGTACGAATCGAACACATAAGCACACTCGCTTCCACGAATCGGAGGGGAACAAGAAAGCGTCCACCCCACTAGAGGGTGGACGCGAAGATCATGAGGGGCGGTTAGGAGCGGGCGTTGAGCAGCTGCTCCATCACCTCGTCGCCGGGCGTGGTGCCCGCGTAGTCGGTGGTGCAGGTGGCGCGCACGATCTCGTAAATCTCGTACCAATACACATTCGCCTGCTTCCCGAAACTCTGGGACATGGCGACAAACGGGCTGGCGATGGCGGCACCGGTGGTGGGGTGCTTGCCGAGCAGGCCGAACTTGGAGATCGCCTGCTCGCACTGCACATACCGGGCAAACGCCTGCGCATACGCCTCAATCAGGCGAGGCGCCACGAATTGGGAACCGCCACGTTGATCGAGCCACTGCCACGTCTCCCGATAGACGAGGTCAGCGCCAAGCGGTTTGCCGTCACGCTGAATCTCCGACAGATAGTCCGATGGTTCGGGCATCGTCTCCCCGGCAAGCACCGCACCGTCGCCAATGTCATTACCTGCGAAGTCGAAGGGTTCGTTGAGCGGGTCTTCCAGGCGGGTGGCGGGGCGTCCGGCGGCGAGTTTCTCGCCCAGCGGGCCGGGCTTCGCGCCTGCACGCACGCGGCGTCGGCCCCTGTTGGTGCCGTCTTTGGCCATGGGTCGCCTCCCCGCCGTAGAATCGTCATGGTTTCGGTGCTGAAGTCCACGGGAGGTGTGAGTGGTTGAGTCTTTAAAACTATTCGTTCGGACCTACGTGTATTGGGTAGGGCTCATCCTTGGCTTCGCGATAGTGCCCGGTTCTCTGCTCTTCACTGCTGAAGTCGCCCCGGTGAACACTCCATTGTGGCTTGCACCTTTCGCCGGGCTGCTGCTTTTTGTCATTGATCGGCCATCAACATGGGAGCCGCCGCTCTGGCGAGCATTACTGATCCGAGTATTGGGTGCAGGATTTGCAGCCACCATGCTCATCGCGTTTGATGCAGTTGCTTCCACCCACTATGGATCTCAACACTGGAGTGAGACGCTCCTATCTTTCGGTCTCGGTTGGATTGTCTTCACGGTAGTGGCAGGACACATGCTCATGAGCAGCTCCGCCCGATTTGGCACACCTGCTCACACGATCAGGGACGCGATCCGTACCTACACGACATGGATAGGAATCTGCTTCGGGATTTTCTATATCCCCGCCGCGGGACTCTCCGCAGCTGGCACTCTTTTGATGGTTCTTCCGCTTTATGGAACGTTCCTCGCCGGCCTGGTTCTTTTGATAGTTGACCCGCCACGACGATGGCCGCAACCGCGAGTGAAGGCACTGTGGATACGACTCTTGTCAAGCGTGGCAGCAGCATTACTACTTGTTGTCACGAACTCGTTCTATCGCAGTACTCGCACACACGAGATTTTCGTCGGGGACTGGCAGGAAAACCTGGTCTTCTTCGTGGGTGCTTGGGCACTTTATGCCGCAGTGGCTGGGGCCAGGTATCTTACGCCTGGCCCCAGCCACGAAGCAGATGACAAACTCAGTAGATGAATTCAGCTAGAGCTTGACATGCTGCCCTCTTGGTTTCTTCGCTAGGCTCAACGCCCGAGTAGCCGTATGCCCCATTGGAACCGTCTGTGAGAAGGCCAACGTATCTGTCATCCAATGGGCCATCAATTTCTGCAAAGAACTTGTCCTTTGCGGTTCCTCCGTCGCTTGCACCAACACTCTCAGAGATCGCCTTGAATCGCTGCAATAGCGAAACTGGATTGTTGTAGTAGCTCCTCAGCGTTCGGGACAGAAGGTTGGGGTCGTCGGCTCCCGAGCCTTTCAGCATCGCAGCCAGTTTGATCGCATCCCCGTCGCTACACAGGTCGGAGTAGTTGCAGTTGTTCGGCAGATCATTGGGGATGGTCAAACCTTGAAGTCCGCTGTGATTCTTATAGTTATCCCCTTGGCCAACAAGAGCCCTTGCTATTGCAATAATGTTTGAGCCGGGATTCAGGTCAACAACCTTTTGAATCGGACCGAGCGCTGAAGCTAAGTCACCCGCCCATCCCGTCCACTTATCAGGAACGAGCGGGTTCAGGTTGATGTAGCCCAGGGTGGTCACGCTCATATGCGGGATATCTACTGCACCACCTGCGGGGTCCGTCCATTCTTGTCGATCGGAGCGAATCCACTTATTCAAGGCAGAGATTATCTGAGACGCTTGAGTGTCATCTTCCAGCCTTTTCGCGTCCGCCTCCCGATATGCTTCAGCTGCCGCGGACCACTTTGCGCTTCCCTTGAGGTAGACCGTTGATAGGTAGTTGAGGACACATCGCCAAGTCGGAACTTTGACCCAAGTAACGTAGCTGCCGGATGTGATCGGATCCTCTCCGAAAGCGTAGTCCTTATAGACCACGCGCAATTCCTCGAACCGGCTCTCAAGCGCTTCGATCAGATCGAGAAAATCTAGAGCGTCGTAATTCACTGGCTGCGCGTGGCGCACCGACGAATCGGCTGACATGCGACCCGAATATGCCACGCGGTCAAGATCCCATTTCCCCCGATATCCACTGATTTCGTGGAACTGATCAAATACCCAGTTGTCGGGGATGGGGAAACCGAGATTACCTGAGAATCCGGTAGACATGTCAGAAACGAATGATGCTACCGCGTATCCAGCCTGAGCTATCCGGGTGCAGATGTTTCGCGAGGCGTAGATACCCACTCGGTAGCCGCCGCCGAGGCTTTGCGTTACTGCCTTGAAGTAGGGCAGGATGTGGCTGGTCACCTGAGGATCCGTGGCATCGTAGTCAACGGCGAAGTAGATCACTGTAGGTGGAACACCAAGTCGTTGGGCAGCGGTTTGGGCCTCTTTCGCATGACGGTGCCCATTTTCGACACTAAAGTACTTAAGTTCAGTTGAGTACTCTTGAAAAATTGGGAAATACTTCAGCCCATGACCAACGATTCGCTCTAGCTCGCCTGTGCGGAGCGCCTTGAAATAGTCTGCCTCAGACTTACTGCTTTGGTTGGGTTCACTGAGATAGCGGCCTACGATCTGATAACCATCAGCCTTAAGATGTCCAGCAAGCTCGTCAGTGATCTCAAAGCGCGTATCGCAAGCCACACATGGCCGATTGGGGTCGCCTTTAGAAGTGAGCAGGCTCATCCATGTGGTTGGGTCGACCACCCCGGTCACTGGCAAGGCGTGTGCTTGCTGGAACTGCCACAGCGTGTTGCTGATTTCGCTGTTCCACGTGCTGGTCGGCAAAATGGAGTAGCCGTTGCAGACCAGACTCACAGTGGCTAGCCATACCCACTGGTTAGTGCCGCTACTAATTGTCCGTAGTTTGGAGCGAGTGCCTGCACCAAAATTCCCGGTGGCTTCGGCAGGTGTGTATCCTTCGATTGCTTGGAGGACCTGGATTAAAGCCGTGTTCATTTCACGCCCGTACAAGCCATCAGTGGGAATGATCCCTGTGTAGTTCTTGTACCCACGGTTAATCGCTTGCTGTGCCTGACGAATAGCTGTCTTGCCGCCGTAGGCAGAGAGTAACCGGAACTGTTTCATTGACAGAAGCGCCATCATTAGTTCAACATCGACCGTTGCGCTCGTATCGCCAAGGCCAATATCGACTTTCATCTGGCGAATAGAGTCGGCCAAGTGGTCGGTAAACTCAAGAGTGATGCCACCGTATTCGGCTCGATATCCCTTGCACCACAAGGCTCCTTGAATAATCCCATGAACATTGTCGTAGCCAGAAGTTTGAGTAATGCCGTTTGGCCAACGAGACTTGAATCGAGACTGTGTTCCAGAACCGAAATTGTTTGCCGTCGCTGTAATACCCAGTTCGATTTGCAGAGCGCGGATGAGTGCGTTGATTGTATCCCAGCCAGTGTTACCGGTTTCTTGGACTGAGCCGAACCCAGTTTTATTGCCGTAAGTCGAATTCAGCCACTGCTGAGTTTTCAGCACCATTTGATCTGCCATGATTCCTCCTTCAGAAATCAGTTGTTAACTCGAGGCAGGCGAACACCTGCCACGGAGGGGTCCAGAACACCGGATGAGAAGCTCCGAGTTTTTTGCCCTCGCCTGTACGTCACCGGGAAACCCGAATCCGGACGGCAAGAGCGAAACTTCGCGAGTTTCATCCCTCACTGGTACTGCCGACGAAGCCCGAAGTGTTAATACCCTGTTTGATTCTGGGACTTTGCGCGCGGTTGGCCCCGCCCGCTGACCTGTCCGAGCGTCGTAGAGATCGAGAGGCCCCAACCCCCTCGCCAGCGCCGCCAGGTTCCCCCGTGTCTGCCGATCAGCACCGAGGTGGGCATCTTTGAGGTTTCGCAACCTCGGCGCGACGTGGCGCGACGTGGCGCAGATTTCAGTAGGTGTAGATCCTCGGGGTCTGCCTCCACCGGTCGCCGTCGAGCGCCGACTGGCGGGAGTGGCACGGCTTACACAAACTGCGGAGGTTGGCCTGGTCATGGGTGCCGCCGTGCTCCAACGGGATGACGTGGTGGACTTCCTGCGCCGGGGTGTACCGGCCAGCCGCGAGGCAGTCCTCGCACAAGGGGTGGGCGGTGATGTAGGCGGTACGAATCTTGCGCCAGCGGGCCCCATAACGTCGGTTGATCTTCGGGTCACGCTGCCACTTGCGGTAGCGCTCGTCCTCCGCCTTGGCGTGGGCTTCGCAGAAGCGGGCGTGGGTGAGGTTCGGGCAGCCGGGCTGGGAACACGGACGGGCAGGCTTGACCGGCATCACGCACCCCTTTCCCGGACACGGCAAAGCCCCAAGGCACCCAGCCGATGACCGGGCTTGCCCTGGGGCTTTTCCTACTTTTCAACCACCTACATCATTGCAGGCCCGAAACCCTAAATGCATCCGCAGTTCTTGACACCTTTTGGCGGCTAGGTTCACGCGGCCTGCCCATACAGCGCCGACGCCAGCCGGGCGAGCGCCCGAGACTTCTTCTGGTAGGCGCTGGTGCGCTCCACGTAGAAGTGGTCACACACCGTTTGCACCGCCTCATCCTGGGTACCGTCGCCGAGGAAGAATGCTTCGAGCACGAACCTGTCGTCGTCGGTGAGCAGCTGCCAGGCGGGCAGGAACCACGCCATGTACTCACGCGCCTGGGCGTAACGGGCACGGTAGATGTCGATCCGATCCAACGTGGCCGCCACCCGCATCTCCCCAGCATGCAGATCCGTGTGGCGGGGCATCCCGTCGAGTTTCGATGAGGCTGGGGTGGTGACGTCGTCGTAGGCGGTCTTGATCTGCTCGTCGGTGGTGTCGATGATCTGCTCCATCACGGCGAAGTCCTGCAATGCGCTGATGGCTGCTTTGCGGGTGTCGAGGTATTTGGTCATCACATGCATGACGACTCCTTCCTGCTTATGGTTGTGAGTTCGGTGGCGACCGCGTCGATCAATGCGGCCTGGGTCATGTCCTTCGCCTCCAGCGCCTTGAGGACGGCTTGGTCGAGGGTGCCGGTGGCGGTGAGGTGGGTGATGGTGACAGGCTCGGCCTGTCCTTGTCGATACAGCCGGGCGTTGGTCTGCTGATACAGCTCCAAGCTCCAGGTCAGCGAGAACCACACGAGCAGGTGGCCACCGGACTGCAGATTCAGTCCGTGCCCAGCGGAAGCGGGGTGGATCAGGCCAAGCGGGATGTCGCCCCGGTTCCACGCCTCGATGTCCGCCGACGTCTTCAGTTCGCGGGCTTGTGGGAAGCGACGCTGGATGCGTTCGCGGTCGTGTCGGTACCAGTAGGCGACGAGGACGGTTTGGCCGTTGGCGGCCTCGATGATGTCTTCGAGGGCATCGAGTTTCGCCCCATGCACCTCGACCGTATCGCCGTGCTCGTCGTAGATCGCACCCGAGGCGAGCTGCAGCAGCTTGCCCGACAGCGCGGCTGCGTTCGCCGCATCCACCACCTGCCCATCCAGATCAACCACCAGGTCGGCCTTGAGCTGCTCATACACAGCTCGTTCTCCGGCTCCGAGCACCACGGGCGTGGTCGTCACCGTCAGATCAGGCAGCGTGAGGTGGTCGGTGGTGCGCATTGACAACGTCATGTCGGCGATAGCGTCGTAGATTTCCTCCTCAGCGCCTGCCCTCGGCTTGTACGTGAACACCTGCATCCCGTTGCGCTTATCCGGCAGGAACCACTTGTCGCGGTAGCGGGTGATGAATCTGCCGAGGCGTTGGCCGCCGTCGAGGAGCCGGAATTGCGCCCAGATGTCCATGAGCCCGTTGGAGGCGGGGGTGCCGGTCAGGCCGACCCAGCGCTTCACGTGTGGGCGCATTTTCACCAACGCCGTGAACCGCTTCGCACGGTGGTTCTTGAAGCTGGAGAGTTCGTCGATGACGACCATGTCGAACGGCCAGCTATCGCCGTACTGTCTGACGAGCCAGGGGATGTTTTCCCGGTTGATGACGGTCACCATCGCCGACTTGGCCAGCGCGTCGAGCCGGTCAGCTTTGGTGCCGACCGCGACCGCCACCGATAGACCTTGGAGGTGGTCCCACTTGGCTACTTCTGCTGGCCAGGTGTCGCGGGCGACCCGGAGTGGCGCGACGACGAGCACCCGGCTGACGGTGAAGTAGTCGAGCAGCAGCTGCCAGATTGCCGTCAGGGTGATGACACTCTTGCCGAGTCCCATGCCCAGGAGGATCGCCGCTTCGTGGTGGTCGAGGATGAACCGCGTGGCGGTCTGCTGGTAGTTATGCGGCCGGTAGCGCATCAAGCACCTCCTTGATGCCGTCCACCGAGTCAACGACCAGCGCGGTGAAGCCGTGGGCGGCCAGTTGGCTCATCCGGCGGCGTTGGATCGGCCGAGGCTTCTTGCCGGGGGCTTTCACTTCGACGAAGACGACCTGGCCTCCCATCAGGCATAGCCGGTCAGGTACGCCCGTGGTTCCAGGGCAGACAAGCTTCCAGCACAAGCCGCCGGATGCCTCAACGGCCTTCTTGAGCTGGGCTTCAATGTGGTGTTCGTTCATGGTCACTCCTTGAGTGGTTTCCCACGGGGGTGACGACTGGTGACGGGTGGATCTGGACTTTTCTAAAGGAGATATTTTTGTGGCCTTAGTAATAGTTCAATACTGATCGTCACCGGTCGTCACCCTCATCGGGTTTAGCTGTTGAATTCGCTGGTCAGAGCCAGTCCGTAGACGTACATGCCATGCTTGGACTTGCGTCGTTCAAACCCGGATTGTTCGAGAGTGGCGTTGAAGTCGGCCATCGGCCGAGCCCACCCGCTGGTGGATTGCGCCCACGCTCGGTACTCCTGGTACAGGTCACCGGCGCGTTCGGATAGGGACGGGTCCACCTCGCAGCGGGCGTCGAGGAATTGGGCGAACCAGTTGTTCTCTTCCCGATATGCGCTTGAGGCAGCGACCACTTGGGCGGGTGGGGTGAGCTGGTAGTCCTCGGCGTGGATGAGCCGCGAGCCTTCCATGATCCATGCAAGTACCGCTCCGCCGGCGGTCTCGTAGAGGTGGTCGGCGTAGTTCTTCACATCGGAGCTACTCTCGATGACCGCGTTGAACGGGATCACGATGAGCCTGCGCCAGATGCCCGCATCCATCGCGCCCACCCTGGGCAGGTGATTCGTGTAGAGGATGAGCGTGTGGGATGGGGTGAACGCGAACGGTGCCTTGTATTTCTTCTCCGCGTAGATCTGGTCGGTGAAGGCGAGTTGCTTGACCGTGGAGGTGGA